GGGTTCGCTGCATCCGGTGGTTATGCGCCGTCGAACGTCCACTTCATGTCTCAAACGGATGAGTGGCCGACGCCTCAGAAATTCTTTGATGCCGTGAACGCGGAACACGGGCCGCTGGAACTGGACGTGTGCGCCACGCCAGGAAACGCGAAATGTCCGCGCTACTACACGAAAGCGGATGACGGGCTGAAACAGCCGTGGACGGGCAAGTGCTGGATGAACCCGCCGTATGGCCGCGTGATCGGCGACTGGATGCGGAAAGCCTACGAGAGCGCACAAGCCGGGGCGATGGTGGTATGTCTCGTGCCCGCTCGCACCGATACGGCATGGTGGCACGACTATGCCGCGAAAGGTCAAGTGATCTTCATACGCGGGCGGTTGAAATTCGGGGATGGGAAGAACTCTGCGCCGTTCCCGTCCGCACTGGTGATACTCAAGGCGCAGAACAGTTAATTAACCCAACCCGGTTAGCCTACCCCACCCGAAACCTCATCGGCCTGCCCTCCCCAACCCGTTTGACCGATCCATTCACCACCAGCCGACGAATCAACTGATGCGTGGCGGTGATTCCGTTCTTGGACTTCATGGCCGCGTGAATTTCCTGGCGCGTCCCTTGTCCCAATTGCTTGATGACCGCAAGACAACGCTCCCGCTCCTCGGAGATGGGTTGTTTTCCAGTTCCATGACAATGGGCGCAAGTTGTTTCCATGAGACTAACTTGTATGGGGGAAAGTTGACTGTGTAAAGTGAAAAAATGGCTACCATTTTCCGATAGGGCACGATTCTGACCGCATGAACACCTTTTTCCGACTGCACTTGCATTTCTTACAGACGATCTTGAGCAGCCCTGATTCCCCATCGTAGAAGTTGCATTCGCGGCAGATGTTCAGCGCGGCTTCAGCCTCCTCGACGGTTCTGGTTTTGAATCCGCTGCCCGCCCAACGAGTCACGGCTTTGGCTAAGGATTGAGCGCGAGTGAGCAGACTTGGCTCCTCGAAATCAATGCACGCCTCGGGATTGTTGGCGCATAAGATGGCTTCAAACTCGTCATCGAATTTAAGACCGATGGGATAATTGTTGGCGCGGCGAAAGTCTTTGGCGCGGCCCTTGAGGACGTTGTAGTAGGGCGAACTTAAAGTAGCCCCATCTTCAGGGTTAACCCACTTCCATCCACCCTTGGGCACGAGGTTTGTATCACGGACTTTTTTCATGCCGCAATCTCCTCTGCTTCGTAGCTTACGTTTTGATAAACCTGATTGATGAGCCGGACTCTTTGCTGGAAGGTTCTGGCTGGAGTTCCGCGATTGCCCTCCATGCCCTGCGCTTGAAAGTTGAGGCGCTCCCGGCACAATTCCAACAGGATTAAAAACGAGTCCGCATCGTCAGGGCTTCTCCCTCCGGTCCTTTTCTTCATGTCCGTCTTTTGCTCAATACGGAGCTTGATCCCGGTCGCCCCCTTGACTGCCGGCAATCGCCTACGCTCCGTCAACTCAATGCAAATCTGATTGGTCAACCCTTTGACCTGACCGCCCTGGATGAAGTCAATTCCCGCAAACCAGATTTCCGCTACGCGATTGGAGAACGCATCCTTGGCCGGCCTGCGATCTTTGGATGAAGCGGCCCGCATGGACGGAGCGCCACCGAATTGAACGCCAAGAAACTTGTCATTCCAGACTTCGGTTAGCAAGGCAGCGAAGGGAAGTCCACCGCCAGAAATGTCAACTGCGGCATCCTTTGGATCAATCCCTTCAGCAAGGCACAAATCCCGAAACCCTTTGGCAATTTGCGTGGAGCGAGACTCATCCTTTTTGCGAACATCCTCCTTGAGTTCCACGACTTTTGACAACTGAAGCACGCGAACATTGTCCACGGTGTAACCTATCAATCCAATGCAGGCTATGGCCTTGTCCCCTCCCGTGGCAAACGCAGGATCAAGCGAGGCGCACTTGATGGGCTGTTCCCGCCACTTAACCGTTCCCTTGACGTTGCCCTTGACCAAATCGGCATCAGAGTAAATGCGGTCAGCGTCAGCTTCCGGGCACGGATAGCTGCGGCACATGCGCCAGAACAGGGCGGAGTTCTCTCCAAACGATTCCCGGTGTTGCTTCAGGTGTGACGGTCCATACTGTCCGGGATAGCGTTGCTCGCCAAGGAGCACGTTGGGAGATTTCAGGCCGTCGAAGCGGAGGCAGATTCCGTCCTTGGTGCGCCAACTTTCCAGTTCTGGATTGATCGAAGCCCAACCGTCCACCGGCTCGCAACAGACTCCAAAAGGATCGTAGATGGATGAGAAGTTTCCCAAGCCAATCATTTGGAATACCGCATTGGTCATCAGGTTCGATTTGGCAGCCTCCACAAGCGCGGGAGAGAGTTCCGGCAATTCGTCAGCGATTAGAAACACCCGCTTGTTTTTCAAGCCAATCAGTTTCCCAATGTTTTCCTTTTCCTTGGAGCGGTCGCCAGCGATCAACTGGATGCCGCACTTGTCGCTGAACTTTTTATCCCCCTCTTGAGTTCTGATTTTACCCGTAGCGCCAAGAAGCCTTCCGGGGAGTGTTGCACCTTTCTGAATGGCCTTCAGGGAGTCATTTGCGGCCATGAAGAACGCTTCAAGCTCACCCCAAATGCGGCGGCGGGCATCCTCAAGAGAAGTGGAGGTAAGAAGGACCAGCGTGTGTTCTGGAGAAGCGAGCCAGTTTACCAATCCCCAAACGGCTCCAAAGCTCGTCTTGCGGGATGAGGCGCAGCCTGAGAGATAGACGTACTTTTCATGGCAGGCGTTAATCAACATCTTGTCCGTCCACGGATCCCAAACGTAGGGCTTTTTGGATTTTGGACCCCAAAGAATCCTGACGATATTTTTGAAATGAAACGGGCGCTGGGATTCTGGAATTTTAAGTTTGGCAAAACTGTCCTCCCTAAAACAATGAAGCTCCATCAATAATTCATTCGTTCCATCCGGCCAGCTAACATTGTATTTCTCGAAAGGCATTTGGATTATGGTTGAAGCGCCATTGAATTCATGGTAATGGCAGTACGGCATCTATTCAAGATTATGCAACAACTTGTCTCTCCCGGTAACTGCTGTGTTCCGTGTTCCGAAACAGTAAACATTGCGGTGCCCGGCCCGGCTGGCGCGAACGGCACTGACGGCGCGGACGGTTCAGCCGGTCGCAACGCCTACGGTTTGCTGGCCTCCCCCTTCGTCCAACCCGCAGTAAACGCCACAGTTATTGCCACCGTTGATTCCTCGACTTGGGCCGCGATTTACATGGACATTTATCAGGAGTCGGGAGGTTATTACCAAGTTGTTGGCATCCCCGACGCAACGCACATCACGCTCAAAAATCGCGGCTACGATGCCAATTCTCCTCCCGGTTCGATCATTCCGTCAGGCTCTCGGATTACCCCGGCTGGCGAAAAAGGCGAGACGGGCGACGTGGATACGAACGGCGCGTTGATGCAGTCAAGCAATCTCAGTGATTTGGACAATTCGGATACGGCCCTGACAAATCTTGGAGCGGATGACGTTGGCGCGGCGATCTTCAAGATTTCCAATCCATCGGCAATTACCTTCCTGAGAGTCAACGCCGACAATTCAGCCGATCTTTTATCCGCCGCCGACTTCAAAACCGCACTCTCCCTCACGCCCGGCGTTGATATACAAGCCTACGACGCCCTGCTTACCTCGCTGGCTTCACTTGGCACGGCGGCGGATAAAATGTTTTACACGACAGGGGTTAATACTACCGCCGAAACCGCACTGACGACTCTTGCGAGAAGCCTGCTTGCCGGGGCTACGGTTTCGGCCATGCGATCAACCTTGGGGAATGTGCTGCCGAGATATGGACTGCTTGCGTCCAAGACTGCGATGGATGTGAACTCTGCGGCTTCGGACAACGCCATGACCGTCGAGGCGACGAGATACCGCATTGACAGGGTGGTGTTCGACAACGCCTCCATCAATCTTACCACGGCTACGGCAGGGATATTCACAGCGGCAGGCGGTGGAGGCACCACGGTAGCCGCAGACCAAGCCTTGAGCGCACTGACGGCCACAACCAAATTTGACGATCTAACGCTTGGCGGCTCGGTGGCAACGGATGTTCTAACTGCGGCCACCCTATATGCCCGATGCGGGACGGCTCAAGGCGCTGCGGCCACGGTGAACGTTTTTGTGTTTGGCTGGGTGTTGCAATAATGGCCACAATTGATCCAAAGCGCGTTTCCGATGGCGCTCTCACACTTGAGCGTGGAATTGACTCCGGCAAAGCCCCCAACCTTGTCGCGCAGAATCAGGCTTCCTTTGCAATCAACACCACCTTTCGCGGCGGATGGGGCAAAGCAAGGCCGGGATGGAAAAAGGTGACGCTGAACTTCGAGGATGAAATCCAATCCGATTTCGAGGGCGGCTATTTCCAAGATGGCGATGGTTACGTTTATGACGATGGCCGGGGTGCCTTGATTTCCATGCACGGCGGCAGGGTTTATCGCGCTGCGATTTTGAACAACGGCCAGATTGAGGTTCAGGACATTTCCATTGCCGGTGATCCCAACGCTTCCAACACCGACCGCGCATGGTCCTTGCAGGCGGAAAATTACTTCATCATTCAAGACGGCCAGAGCAAGCCATTCATCTACAACGGAGGCTCATCCCGCCGCGCCATTGAGACAGAAATACCAGTAGCCAAACAGATGGCTTACTACATGGGAAGAATCTGGTTGGCTAATGGCCGGGAGTACGTGGCTGGTGACATCATTTACAATCCAGACTCAGGAAGTTCTGCGCTTGGATTCCGGGACTCCATTTTGAAGATGACGGAGAACACTTACATTGCCGAAGGCGGCGCGTTCTCTGTTCCAGTAAGCGCGGGAAACATCACTGGCTTGAAGCCGATTGCGAATATCAACACGGCTCTCGGTCAGGGCGAGTTGATCGTGTTCACCGAGGGAGCAGTCTTTGCAACGCTTGTTCCTCAAGACCGGGCGCAGTGGAAGAACACCACACAGCCCTTGCAGCGGATGATTCAATTGGCTCAAGGATGCTTTTCGCAATCATCCATTGTAAATGTCAATGAGGACCTGTTCTACCGAGCTAATGACGGCATTCGCAGCCTGGCATTCTCCGTTCGCAATTCTGGCCAATGGGGAAACACTCCGATCTCGAACGAGATGGAGCGCATTCTTCCCAACGACGCGCAAGCATTCCTTCATTACGCAAGCGGGGTTAACTTTGACAACCGGCTTTTGATGACGTGCGTTCCGGGAGTGACGAGGAATCACGGAAATTACTTCAAGGCTTTGGCGGCTCTGGATTTCGATTTGATTACCAGCATGGGTGAGAAATCACCGCCCGCGTGGGAAGGAATCTGGACCGGGCTGAACTTCCTGAAAATCGTAACCGTGAAGCACAATGGGATTGAGCGATGCTTTGGCTACGTGCTGAATTCGGAAGCGAAGATTGAGATTTGGGAACTCACCAAGGATGCTTACCATGATTACAACGGCTCTGAGGATGTCAGAATTCAGTGGTCAATCGAATACCGTTCGATGGACTTTCGGAACAAGTTTGACCTGAAGCAGCTTTTCTCTGGCGATTTGTTTTTCGATCAGCTTCGCGACACGGTTGATTTCGATGTGGATTTCAGGCCGGACTCTTATCCGTGCTGGATTGATTGGGACAACTGGACTGAGTGCTCCAAGAATTCCATGTGTGCGGATGAGTTTGGAACGTGCGTGACGTTACCAAACTATCAGGAGCAGTACCGGCCAATGCGCCAGTTGGTTCAGCCCACAGATGCCTTTGATCCCATCCTGAAAACGCAGTATCGAAAAGGGTATGAGTTTCAGGTGCGGCTGACGGTGGTTGGAAGGTGCCGCGCAAAGCAGTTGAGAATTAACGCTTACGAACAGCAGCAAAAACCATACGGCTCACAACTCTAATGCCTGACTGCGACAACATTTTAGACTGTTGCTCAACCTCAATGCCGTTGACTTACGATTCGAGCGATGGGGTTGTTGCAGTCCCTCCCCCAATCGCTCCAGAGCCGCCCCCTGACACTCCCACTGGCGAATACTGCAATACTGAGCAGAGTTACACTGCTGACTGTCCCGAGGGCTACACTGGCGCTTCTCAGACTGTAACTATCGCAGCGGGCGAATACTGCGCGGCCACCCAAGGCGAAGCTGACAATCTCGCTCTAGCCGCAGCCATTGAGCAAGCCACGGCAGCCCTGGATTGCACCTACGAGTGCGCGGCTGAGACTGATTTGGTTTTGGACGAAATGATTGATTACACCACCGTTTGCAGTGTTAATCCGGGAACATTTCATTTTACCGGCAGCAACACAGTTCGCGCTGACGATATTTTCGATCTCTCCGCAGAGTTCCCATTTGAGACGAATTGGGATGGTAATTGTCCTCTTGGTTGGTTCTCGCGTCCACGGCGAGCACACACGGCAGGCAGCTTCACCATTGGCCCTTACGCTCAGGACATGGTTATCTTCGCAGCGACGGCAATCTTCGTGGATGATGTTCTCACTATTGGCGGTACAGACGTGGTGACGGTTGGCGGCTCAGTTTGCAACAACACCATCCTTTACAACCTGACGGCGGGAGCAACGGCCACGGTCCAATGCTACGAGCGCGGCGGGGCTTGGTGCTTTGCGGTCGGCTATCTCGGAGTAGCGCCGGCAGCCTGTGTTGGAGCGGAAGAAACTGGATGCTCAAGCCCAACCGGATGGTGCGAGCTTGGGACGGAATACGACATTGAAAACATAGTGCCGGTGATGACCAGCAATACGCTGCCATCGGGAGTTGCTTCCGGCACGTCCTATCCAGTCGGCGGCGAACCGTGGCGAGCCTTTGATGGCAATAGCGCAGACGGGTTCACCGGAAACTATGTCAATCCATCAACGCCATTTGTTTTGGGATACCAATTCACAACGCTGGTTGAAGTGGCTCAATACCATCTTGTGCTTGAATTGGCATCACCGGCAGACGTGATGGTAATTCTGGCCGGCTCGGAGGATGGGACAACTTGGAAAGATTTGGATACGCAATACAATGTTGGAGGCGCAAACATTGACTCGACTTACACGCTGACTTACCCCGCAACTCACAAGTATTGGAGGGTTTCAATTTCAGACGCAGGCGATCCAGATTTAGCACCGGCCATTGCGAGCGTTTATATTCCGACACTTGAATTGCTGGACGCTGACCAGAAATGTTGCCCCGAGCAAACCTCGCTGGCGTTGAATAAAACCATCACTTACGATACGATTTGCGAGGAGACTATTGGACCGTTTACGTTCGTGTCCACCTACACCGTCAGAGCGTTGGACGTGTTCGATCTTGGGGCGCTTTATCCCTACACGGCGATGTGGGATGGAATTTGTCCGCTGGCTTCGTCTGGTGGGTTTGGCAGAGATTACCGGCCACATCCCTCTGGAACGCTGACCATCGGCCCCTATTCGGTGGACACCATAGTTTTCACTGCCACCAACGTTTACGTGGGTGGAGCTTTGCAAGTTGGGGGAGTAAATCAGATTATTGCCCATGATCCCGGAGTGAAGAACAAGGTTCTGTACAATCTCCCAGCGGGGTTGACTGTTAATGTTGAAGTTTTTGAAATCTACGGGGCGCACTGTTTCGCGTGCGGATACATTGGAGTTGCGGAGGCTGATTGCATGGTGGCTTTCGAGATTTCCGACGATCCACCGCCGGCAGGATGGTAAGAAAATGTTTAACTTACTCGAAAATAGGATAGGATGCTGAAGTATGGCAAACAACGCCGTCATCAATTTCTCATTTACCGGACTCCCTGAAGGCTATTGCTTCACCACTCCGCAGCGATTCGCCTTGGATGTGGTGGCGGGCATGACTGGCTACCTTCCGGGCCAGTACAACGTGGTCATTGACTCCGAAACCGAGCCATCCGCCGATGACCGGGAGAAGATGTGGCACAAGCTTTATCCGGGTGGTGCTCCTTCGGGAAAGATTTTCAAGTATTACCTTGGCAAGTGGGTGACGCCGCATCCAATTGAAGCCGGTGGAGACGAACGCAGGATTTGGGTTGGGAACGAGTCGGACATTTGGGCTTACGATGGAGGGGACGGGACCAATCCATCAACCGATGCTCCAACTGCGACAACGGGGGCGATGTGGGAGCGGGACACGTCATTCGATTTTCGTTTCCCGCTTGGTGTTGGAACATCTCCCGCGCCGGCTTCGACTACGGTTTCGGTTGGAGCAACTGGCGGCGAGGAGAAGCATTCGTTGACTGAGGATGAGCTTCCTCAAATCACGCCATCGCTTTACGTGGCAGCTTCAGATGGCAGTGACCCAACCGTGCGCGAAGGATTGCAGACCACAGATGACACGGTGGGCGGCGGGACGGCTCCGAGTTACAGGACGGCGGTTGGCGCGAATCCATACGTGCAGCCGTTCGGGGGAGACTCTGATGGAGTAGTGGTGCCGCATAACAACATGCCACCATTTCTGGCTGTGTTCTTCATTAAGAGGACGAGTAGGGTTTATATCACCGCATGAGAATCACCGTCGCCAACGCCAAAGCCTCCAGAATTCCATCCGTTATGAATCTGGCTCCAACAGATTCGCGGTTCTACGAATATCTCAATCAGGCAATCGAACAACTCGTAAAGACTGGTGAGAAATTTTGGGGTTTGTATTCAGAGGTGGCGTTCTGCGTGGATAATTCCTGTATTACTTTGCCGCGCCAAATCGCCAACGTTGAAGCTGTGGCGGTCTGTGGAACTCCGATTCCCATTCGAGGATCATGGTTCCAATTTTTACAAAGCGGCCCTGGACCGGGAGACGATTGCGGCAACAACAATTCCTGTTCGGGAAGCTGCGGCGGTTTGTCGTGGAATCAAAAGGCAGGAGACTTCTGCGCTTATCGAGACATCATCGGGACGAACAAAAAGATCAAGGTTTACTGCGACGTTCCCGAGACTGCCGGCGCGAAGATTACCCTGCGCGGATACAACGAGGACGGCAACTGGATTAGAACCCAAGTCGGCGGCGTCTGGATAGACGGCGAGCAAGTCTCACTGAACTCCGCCACTCCACAACTCACAACGAATTTCTTTTCATCACTGGCCAGCGTTCAGAAGCCGGCCACCAACGGGACTGTGAGGCTCTATGAATATGACACCGACCTTACAACGCAGAGGGACATTGCCGTTTACGAACCCGACGAGACGAACCCTGCCTATCGCCGGGTCCGAATCACCGGGCTTCCCAGTCAGGGTTGTTGTGGCGAATCCGAAGATTGCACCGAAGCCAAGGTTACGGTCATGGCTAAACTCGAATTCATTCCGGTCAGCAAGGACACCGACTGGTTGCTGATTGGAAACATTCCGGCTTTGAAGTCGGAAATTCAGTCAATTCTCAAGCTCGAAAACAATTTACCGAATGAGGCTGCGTTCTATCACGCAGCAGCCCTTGGAATTTTGAGAAATGAATTGCGCCACTATTTAGGGAGCGGAATTGTACAGCCGATCAAAATGATGCCGCGAAATGTGGGCGGACCGGGAGTGATGAATCTGCAATGAACTTTAACAAGAAAGCGAAGGTGTAGCGTGGGATTATTCAGCGGCCTTGTATCATCGCTCTTTGGCGGCCCGCCAGACCTTGAGCCGTGGCAGCCGGTAAATGCTCAGGGCGAGCAGCAAACCGCCATCGCCGGTAACATCAGCGCATTACCGCAATCGCAAAAGCTGGCCAGCAGAACCAACACGTTCGCGCAGTCGGAAATCCAGCGCATGTTGGAACTGGCGATGCCCGGTTACGTTAAGTTGCGCGACAAAGGCACGGAAGCGATCAGCAGTCTCGTGGCGGGAGAAATCCCCAAGGATGTCCAAAGCGCGGTGACTCGCAACGCTGCGGCCCGTTCGCTCTATGGAGGCTATGGCGGCTCTGGCATGGCTCGCAATCTCACGGCGCGTGACTTGGGGTTAACCAGCCTTGACCTGATGAGCAAGGGGCTTGATTCGGCAACCAAGTGGATTTCCCAGTCCCGCACGCTAGCGCCTACGATGGACGTGACGAGCATGTTCCTGAGTCCCGCGCAGCAGGTTAACTTTGCAGCCTCAGAGCGGGACAAGAGGCTGAATTACACGAACACCAAGAATCAATTCGAGTACGCGAATGATCCAGTGCGGGGAGTTGAGGGCTTCCTTGGTGGAGTGGGTGATATGTTTGGAACGGCACTGATGGGTTATTTGGGTGGTGGCAGCAAGGAAGGCGACATTGCCAAGCTTGCCTCTCAGACACAGTACATGTCTCCTTGGGGATAATTTATGGCCGAATTCGACCCAGCATTTTGGACAAACGCAAACGCCAAGCGGGCGCAAATCAACACGGCTGAAGCAGAGCGCAGCGCGGGCCAGTTTTTCGCGACCCGAGACGCCCGGAATTCAGGCATGGGCTTCATGGATTCGATGCGTGAGGGAATGAAAAATCGTGAGGCGGTTTTTGATCCCATGTTTGAGTTGAAGAAGGAGGAGATGCAGGCCGGGATCAAAATGAAGGCCCAGCAATTTCAAGAAGCTATCTTATCCAACAAGATCAAGCAGGCTCAGATTGACGATGAGGCGGCGGACAATCTGGCTTTTTCCAAACTCTCAGAATTCAAGACTTGGGATGAAAGGATCAAGGCCCTGAATGAAATCGTTCCAAGGAGCGCCCGTGGCATTCAACAGGCCACTCAAATGCGATTACAGCTTACGCAGCTTCGCCAAATGGATGCCGCGAGTCGGGCGGAGTCGAAGTTGACCGCAAAACAATTAGCTGCGGCAAATCGGTTTGAGCGCGGCTCTGAGGAATGGTGGAAAGCCGTAGATGAAGCGGAAACTCAAAAGCCACAGTCGCCTTTCGGAAAGCTTCAGGCAGATTTAGACGCTGAAATCAGTGGCGCGAATCGCCCTGATGTTGTTAAGCGTTATTTAGGAGCCATTGAAATGGCGTCAACCAACAAGGGTCGCAGCATTTTCATGGGCATGGACGATAATGGAAAACCAATCTTCCAGATGGCTGAGGGCGGTGCTACTCCAATCGGGTCTCCAAGCGTGGCTACACAAAGCATGGCGCAAAAGAAACTTTTGAAATATGAGGGCGCAGTTCAGTTGATTAACGACCTTCAAAAAACCATCAAGCCGGAATACCTTGGCGCAAAAGGTGCGGCGGGAGAGATACTTGTTGATCGGGGACTGGCACAGCTTGCTCCCGAGATGGCGAACAGGGACCGCATTGATTTTCGAGCTGGGCTAATCGCAGCCAGGGAGTCCTTGATGCGTGAGATCAATGATGATACTAGGTTCAGCAACGCGGATCGCGAGGAGGTTGCCAAGGCGCTTCCGAGTTCTGGAATTTTTGAATCACTCCCGGACGCTCAGCAGAGACTTGAGACTGTCCGCAGAATTCTCTCGCAGCGCGGCAAGATTTACTCTGAAGGAATCGGGATTAAAGCTCCATTGTGGTCTTTGTCAAAAGATGAAATCCTAAAAGAGTACAATGACTTCAAGCAGAGTGGTGGGAAGAAGGGAATTAGCTACGATGCGGCTATGGAAGCGTTGACGCGCTTCCATTAAATCTATGGACACACTCGAAGCCAAAAGATTACTTGGGGGGCAGCCGACCGCGCCAGTTGCGGAAACCAATCTTGCAACCCAGCCCCCAAAGGATGTATCGCTCGAATCTTTCGCCCCGTTGACAATGGAGGCTGCTGGAGAGGCCGCACTAGCCAGCGAACAACAGTTCATAAAACGGAATACTCAAGGTGACGTTCCATTGGATGTTCAGTCCGGGCTTTCTGGTTGGGACCGATTTAATCTTTCATTCCGCAGGGAGCAGGCAAACCAAGTCGCATTGCTTCAGAAGAAGTATGGCAAAGATAATGTAAGACTTTCCGATGGCGGAGATTTGATTGTCCGCGCACTGGATTCGGAAACACAGAAGCCAAAAGACATCTTGGTTGACGAGCGGAACATTACCGTAAAGGACCTTCTTGATCTTGGCGGAGCCGCGCCGGAGTTGGCGGCATCCATTCTGGCCATGAGATCGGGTCAGGCGTCTCCAACAATAGGAAAAGCGGTCCTGAAGGGGATTCCTGGAATGTTGCGCGATGTGTTCACATCTGCTGCTGGCGCGGAGGCTGCGGGAGCGGTGAAAGATGTTGCCGCAAATCTGGTTGATCGTGGGGAATTCAATCTTGGAGATGTTGCGTCAGAACGGGCAAAGATGTTTGCTGGAGACGTGGTTGTTGGGGGTGCGCTCATTCCGGTAGGAAAGTTATTTTCTTTCATGGAGTCACCGTTGAATTCGGCGCGTGGGCCAATTCAGTTCAATGCAATGGCTGCGGCCAAAGAACTTGAATCAAAAACCGGAGTCAAAATTCCACTCACGGTCGGGGAGTCCACGGGAAGCCCACTTTTTTCAAGGACGGAAGTTTTCATGGAGAAACAGCCGGGTGGCAGCACTCCTTTTTCCGAGTTCAGGCAGAAGCAGGAGGATGCGCTGCGTAAGCTTCAGGCGATCATTATGGGTCGAGAGCCTATGTCCGATGAGGATTTAGGGGTCAAATTGCTTCAGTCGCTACGCTCAGAAGTTGCCCCGATTGAAGTTGGTGTTGAGGCGGCAAGGAAAGATGTTCAATCAACAGCGCAATCAGCCATTGAATCTGGTCTTTCGTCACTAACTTCTCCGATACGCAGAATTTATCCAGAGGCGGTCGGAAATGAGATCAGAGCAGCCGTGACATCGGTTCGAGATTCCGCCAAGGCTAAGGCTGACGCCTTGTACGATGCCGTGCGATCCATTCCGGGAGGCGCTGGCGCATCATTTGATGCTGCCGGGTTAAAGGATTCATTTAAGAAGATTCTGGAAAGCTTGCCGTCACCCGAGTCGGTAACTCAAGTTGCGACAGGAATCGTGGACGAGTTTGGAAATCCAATTCTTAGAAGCGAAACCGGGAAGGAAGTGCTGCGAGAATTTGTTCCGCCAAATGTTCTGGCAAGGCTGAAGTCTGTAACCAGCCTCAAGGATGCGAAATTCAGTCTGTCCGATCTTCAGCAAATGCGCCGTGAGGTTTATGACGACATCGCCAAAGGTGAGGGCGTTCCCGGTCTTGGCACTCACTACCTCGCAGAAATCGGAAAGTCTCTCACAAAATCGATTGATGACGGAGTTTCGGCAATGCCGGGAGGACAGCTTAAAACCGCACTGGCTGCGGCCAATCAGCACTACAAAGAGAAAGTTGTTCCGTTTAATCGCTCTGGATTGACGGAGATGTTCCGTTCGGCGGATGATCCGGGAAACATGACTGGCTCTCAAATCTTTTCCAAGTTATTCTCCGGGGATAGGGCGGTTCAGAACTACAACATGCTCAAAGAGACTCTTGGGGAAAGTAATCCTGCATTCGTTGGCGCTAAACGCGCAATTCTGGATCGCATAGTCGAGAACTCAAAACTGGTTGGAGATGACGTGTTGGACGCGAACTCATTCCTTAAAAATCTTTCCAATTTCAACCGCGATTACAGGGAGATTTCTGATGACATTTTCGGAGGCCAATACGGAGCTATTGCCAGACAGGCCAAATTTATGGGGGCAGCAGAAGAAGGGGCTAAAATTTCCGAATCAGAGCTTCAAAAACTAATCTCCGATAAAAGCCTTACCGGAAGTAAATTTCAAGACTTGATCGTGAAGCAGCAGAAGCTAGATGATCTTTACAAGAATGACATCTTCAGCATGGTTAAAAAGGGGAAGGTTGAGAACGTAAAGCCTGGAGAATTGGTCAGTCGCATCCTATCAACTTCAAAAACCAGTCCAGAGGAAATCAATCAGTTGGTGGGTGTTATTTCTAAAGACCCTGAACTTCTCGCTGATGTTCGGTCAAAATTCGTGGAAAACATATTCCGGGGCGCTTCTCGCAACGCAACATCCGCAGATATTGACCGAGTTCTTGCCGGCGATTCCACCCGCATTGTTTCCGGAACCGGCGTATTCAAAGAACTTGAAAATCCCGGCGTTAGAGATCGGGTGATTTCAATTCTTGGAAAGGACGCTTACGAAAATCTTATCAGCTACATGAAGGTTGAGGCTGCGAGGGAAGTTAAGCAGGATTCATTCAAGTCAGCGGGCGGAATTGCGGCGGGCGCTCAAATCGCGAATCTTACAAAGCGCGGCCCGTTGCGCTATCTCGACCAGTCCATCAAGAATTTTATCGTCGCCAAGACGCTTACCAACGAGACGCTTCGCAACTGGTTGAGTAGGGTTCCATCTACCGATCCCGCCGGGGTCTCATTGGTGATGTCCAGCGTGCCTTTTCTACAAGCGGTGGAGCGTGAGTTTTCCAGTGATAGCGATAGTATTGTTTCAAAAATAAAAGGCTCAATTGACCGATGGACACATGAAAAAACGGAGGCTTATGGTAAAAAGCAAGAGCAAGATCGCCGCGCTCAATTTGAGAGTTTTTTGAATCAATCAACAAATTCGCTTACGCCAGTAAGATAGGCCAATGAAAGAAATCAACCAGAACACCAATGGCGATGGAATGCACCTTGCCACGCTCAATCCCAGCGGAACGCCTCCCGAGACGCGCATCAGCAACGCCCTCGACGCGAAGCAGATTTTTCAGAATCTTTGGACTGCCGACGAAGGCCGTGCTCGCAAACGTCAACTCGCCAAAGGCTTGGTGGACGGAAATCCTCCCTATCGTCAAGGCGATCTCAGGGCGGCGGGGATGGATTACAAGTGCAACGTCAACTGGCGCATCTCCGAATCCTACCTGAACGCTGCCGTTGGCGCGTTCTACGATCTCTTTGGCGAGGCTCCGACTTACGCCACCATCAGGTTGAAGCTTGGAAAGTATTCTCAGGAGCAGATTCAAACGTGGTCACGTCAAGTCACCACTCACTTTGATTGGCTCTGCCGATACGAGCCATCCTTCGACTACACGACACAGGTTAGTCAGGAGCAGATGTGCATGTTTGGCGTAGGCCCGCTGGTGTTCACGGACAAGCTCGTGTGGCTTCCCGAGTCCATCCTTGCCGGCCAGTTGAAAGTTCCTGAGCGGACCAAGAGCGATACGAAGTATTGGGAACTGGCATCCGTGGAGATGGAATACCTCTGCGACCAGCTTTGGGAGAAGATCAAGGACGAGGAAACCGCCCGCAGCATGGGCTGGAATGTTGAGCGAGCCAAGCAGGCTATCATCAACGCTTCGCCAGAGACACAGAAGGGTGGACTGTACCGCAACTGGGAATGGCATCAGCAGCAGTTGCGGAACGGGAGCATCAACTACTCCATGTCCTCCAAGACGATTTCCGTGGCGCATCTCTACTTCAAGGAGTTCGCCAAGCAGGGTGAGTCTGAAGGAAGGATTTCTCACATAATCGTGATCCGCGATTCAGCCGACGACAAGCCCGACAAGTTCCTGTTCCAGTCCATTGGCCGGTACGAGAACTGGGATGAGTGCATTCATCCCATGTATTACGACCGTGGTGGCGGAGGCTTCCACCACAGCGTTGTGGGCATGGGTGTAAAAATGTACTCCGCGATGGAGTTTCAGAATCGCCTGCTGTGCAACAATGCGGACAAGGCTTTCACTCCGAAGCTGATGTTCAAGCCCACCACGTCAACCGGGGCTGACAATTTTGCGCTTCAGCAGCATGGAGACTACGCCGTGCTTTCCGAGGGCTACGATGCCGTTCAGACTCCGATGGCAGGTGTCATGGAGGAAGGCATCATGTTCAACCGGGAAATCACCGGACTGATCTCCTCCAACCTTTCCCAATATCGCCCCAACGTTACAGAGCCGGTCAAAGGAAACCCGGATACGGCGACCAAGGTAAAACTGGATGCCTCCCGTGAAGCCTCACTGCAAAAGACGCAGATGAATCGGTATTACCAGCAACTCGACGGGCTTTACACGGAGATGTATCGCCGCGCCGCGCAGTCTGGAGTTACCGACAAACGCGCCAAGGAGTTTCAGAAGCGTTGCAAGGATGACGGCATCCCGGTTGAGGCAATGCGAGATGTGGAGTACGTCAAGGCGTCCCGCGTGGTTGGCCAGGGTTCGGAATTCTTGCGCCAGCAATCCACGGAGTTCTTGTTCGGCACAGTGCTCCCCATGCTTCCCGAGGACGGAAGGGTGCATTTGATTGATGACGTGATTGCCTCCCGCGCCGGGCAGTCTGCCGTTGACCGCTACAGCCCGAAGAAGGATCAGAGCACGCTGCCAGATGACCAATACGCTTGGGCCATGTCGCAAGTGGCCGATATGAAAACTGGCGTGCCCGCGATTCCAACCAGTTCTCAAAACCCAATGATCTTCGCGCAGACGTTCCTGAAGGCTGCGGACGACGCGGCAGGTTCATTGCAACAGGGCGCAGACCCGGCTGAAGTGGCCCGCTTCCTTGACTTGGCCGGGCAGGCGATTGCCGTGCATCTTTCTCGCATGGCTCAAGACCCGTCACGCAAACAGGCCGTGGATCAAATGGAGAAGCAGTGGAAGCAACTGGCGCAGGTTCACGATCAACTTGTTCAGCACATCCAGGAACAGCAGCAGCAGGCTCAGGAGCGTCAGCAAATGATGCAGGAGCAACAAGCGGCGATGCAGTCTGATTACGCGCTGGCCAAGCAGGAGCAAGATGCGACGCTCCAGATGAAGCGGGAAAAAAATCAATTTTCTATGGCCGAGAAGGCGGTGAAAACTCGTCAGTCGCTCTCCATAAATGATGCCCGCGCAGCTAGCGCAATCAGAATCGAGAACGCCAAGGCGCGTCATCAGGCCGCTTTGGACCGATTGCAGGCCGAGCATGAGCGCGAAATGGACCGGATGAAAAATAATTCCGATTCTGATTGACTGCTAGGAGTGAATTGGTGTAGTCATGGTGGCGTTACGAAAACAAAACCATGAAACGATTCAACGACCATACCGACCTTGAGCTTATTTCGCTGGACAACGAAGCCGTCAACGATGCCATCCGAATTGAGGCGATCCAGCAAGGAGTGACGCCGCCAATTCCGCTACCCGAAGCCCTGCTTCGCTCTGAATGGCGCGGGTATCAAAAACCCGCCAGTGCAATTCCCGTATTCGAGATTTGCATTACCAACAAATACAACTCTCCAACCTGTTCCGGGATTGGATACCTTGATGAAGCGCGTGCGCTGGAGGCTCTTGATGGGCTGGTTATAATCGAGGATGACAATTACAGCAGCGACAAGGGAACAAAAATCCACGCCGGAACTGCGACGGTGCAGAAGAAATTCGTTGGCGTTTCAAAGTCAGAACAGGCGTGGGCGAAGCTGGAAGAATTTCGGCAGGACAACGACAAGTTCAATGAGGTTTGCGATGCCTGCATTGAGCGCCTGTCTCGCGTCCGGCAGGCGGATTACAATAAGCGCGTGAACGCGGAGAAGAAAGCTGAGTATCTTAGACTCGCTGGCGGCAATGAAGAAATCGCCAAAGGATTTTGGTCGAAGGTTGAGAAAACCGAATGGCCAATTGACGGTCAATCAAACACACCATGAACGAACCTCAATCCAACCCATTCGGAATTACACGAGAGGAAATTCTTGATCTCGCAGCACAGAAGCTTGCCAATGAATTTGCGGATCAAGAGTCTCTCGAAAATCGCATTTCAAAACTCATCAATCAAAAAGTTGAGGAGGCTTCAAAAAGCCGAATCATTCCTGCGGTGGATGCGGCCTTGAAGGCCGAGATGGACACTCTTTTGAACAAGGAGATCGTCCCGATTGACATTTGGGGGCAAAAGGCCGGAGAGCCGACTACCGTTCGCGCTGCGTTTATTGAACATGCCCGGAATTATTGGGACGCAAAAGTTGATAACGAAGGAAAGCCATCAACCTATTACCAAGCAAAGCCGCGTCATCAGTATGTTTTCGAGAAGATCGCCGGAGAACAATTCTCCAAAGCGGTAGAGCAAAACATCGTCAACCTTGTTGGGGCTTTCAAGGATTCCCTCAAGGCCGACGTGGCCGCTCAAATGTCCAATCACATTGACACCTTAATCAAAGTAAAAACCAAATGAACTCATTCACCCTGAAACCCTGCGGAAACAATCTCATCGTCAAGCCTGACGCGAAGTATCAACCCTCCAAGGAGTCCGGCCTTGTAGTCCCTGACGCCGTGCGCTCTGTGACCAATCGCGGCGTAGTCGTGGCCGCTGGTCCGGGAGAGCGATTGCTTGGTTCGACTGACTACGCTCCCATTCCGGCCAAAGTTGGAGATCGCGTGATGTTCGGCAAGCTCCGCGCCTACGAATTTGACGAGAAGGGGGAGAAGTACGTGATGGTGGATGCGCGGGATGTGCTGGCGGTGGAGCAATAATTTACGGGCGGTGGTGGGAGAATCTCAGCCCATGACGGTTAGCTACCGTAACGCAGGACACGCTGGCCCTGCCCGTCCGACCATCTTGATATGTTAGTCACAATCCCCTTCGACGGCCCGCACTCCGCAATGGCCGTGAAGCTCATGGACTGGTGCGCTGAAATCAGCGGCAAGTCCAGCCATTCCTGCCTGCTGGTAGTCTCCCGCGACATCAGCGATGAAGCCTTGGCGCAGGCCAGCGCCGCAGCGAGAAGGGCATTCTCAAATGTTCAAATTATCAAACCTGCGATATGCGATAAGCATTCTTGGCCCGAGACCCCGAATCTATTATTCCGAACCGCCTGCCGTTACGTTGGTGCAGTGGCCAAAAAGCCCTTCTTCTGGCTTGAAGTTGACTGCGTGCCCCTCCGAGGCGATTGGCTTGACCTTATCGAGTCTGAATACGTGGCCGCAGGAAGGCCCTACATGGGATTCAGGCGGGATATTCCAGTTCCTCATATCACCGGCATTGCGGTTTATCCACCCAACGTCGCTGCCTACAATCCCGAATCCTTGCGCTCCAAGAGCAACAGCTTTGGCGGCATTCCTTTTGACACAGTGGACGGCCACCTCACTGTGAAACACGCGCATGTTACCAAGCTGATCCATCACGAGTGGGGCGAGCGTGACAAGCCTTGGACATTCCCGGACAGGGCTTCGCTGGATCGCATCTCCAAAGACGCGGTTCTGTTCCATAGGTGCAAGGATGGTTCTCTGGTTGACCGCCTCCGTGAATTGCGCCCCAAGTCAAATGTCAAAAAGCTTAACGTGATTCTGGAGGGAATGAAAAAACTCCTGAAGCCGCGCTTCAAGTGTTACCCGACCATGACGATGGTTTACATCCATGTGCCAGGGGACAAAAAGCATCAGGATTACGCGAGGGAGTTCATCCGAACCTACACCGAATACAAGCCTCTCTACTCGCACAAAACGATTGTGGTGTGCCAGCGACAAGAACCAGACGCCTTCACCAAAGAATTTGCGGTATGGCTGCAAGCGCCATCGTTTTACGTCCACGACGATTCCGGTTGGGACATCGGCGCTTTCATTGCCGTGGCCAAGCAGGTTGATACTGCGGCAATGGTTTGCTTCGGAGGCTCTGCGTTCTTTCAACGCGCCGGCTGGATGAAGCGCATGGCTGAGGCGTGGAAGAAGCATGGTCCTGGATTCTACGGCTGCACGGGAACGTTTGAAGTCAGCCCGCATTTGAACACCAGCGGCTTCTGGTGTCCTCCGGGGATTCTGACGAGCTATCCGACGAAGGTTGAAACCAAACCGCAGCGGTATGAGTTTGAGCATGGTGGCGCGGCTTGTTGGAAAATTGCTGCCGCGAATGGATTCCCGGCCAAGCTGGTGACGTGGGACGAGGAGCTTGATTGGCCAGACTGGAGAAAGCCTGCGAACATTTTCAGGCGCGGGGATCAGTCGAATTGCCTGGCCGGTTGGCATCATTTCAAAAAGTATGAAGCCGCCCCGGACAACGTAAAGAGAGCGATGGAGATAAATTCAGACGTGATTACCGATCCGGCTTACCTTGCCCTGTTGGGCAAAGATGATGGCCGGGATATTGACTCAAGATCGCATCAGCATTTCCTCGCACAACACGGATTCAAATGAAACCCCTACTCATAATGCCCTACGACGACAACCGTAAGATCGTGGGCGACGTGGCCGCAATCGCCGCAAAGCGATGGGCTGAAAAATTTGGATTTGATTTTCTATGTGGAAAAGTAGCGTGCGCCTGGGACAATCCTTGGTTCTACAAGATTCACGCGGCAATGGCCAACAGCAACCGTCCTTTTGTAGTCGTGGCTGATGCAGACGTGGTAATGAGGCCGAATGGGGAGCTTCCATCAAGCTCTGGCAAAATCCAGATGTCGCAGAACTGGGCCGGACTTTGCTCTGGTTTTTTCATGGCGGTAAGCACCAGTGAAACCTTCAAGCTTTTAGGAACGTGGCTCACCCTTGGCGAGTCCATCCACGAACGCTACGACCACTCCCCGCACGACGAGGCCACGCTGAAAATCCTCACGCAGAATTTCAAGTGGGCGAATGACGCGATTGAACGCATTCCAACCAGTCTAGTATCCAGCCCGGAGAATGGAATTATCGGGACTCTGGCGCATCATTTTGTGGCCAGCGTTATGGATCAAAACGAGTGCGCGAAGAAAATGATGGAGTTGATTGAGGAGGATGGGAAATGAACACTGATAAAATTTCATGCTTTATTGATTCCAATGTCGGGATGACCACGGAAGGGTTTAAGATCGAAGAAATCCACAACGACCACGGGCAACACTATTTCAAGGCCACTACCCGCGTGAACAGCATCTTCGGCCACGAGTTTTCAGACGACGAGTGCGGAAAGTTGGAGGCCATTGGGAAAACCAGAGAAATTGCAATCGAACGACTGAAAAAAGAACTGAAAGACTTCAACGACTCTCTTTGGGCATGAAACCAATATGCCAACAACACTGAATATCCCAAGTCGGCGAGAGCGCCACTGCTCGCCGTGCGAACACCTTAAGAGCAACGGTGGAATGCGTGGCGGGCCGGGCAACGTATGGGACTGGTGGTGCTGTATGCACCCAGAGGCGAACAATAGCAACCCGCTCTCTGACGACCCAAAGATTAGAGACAAGCAAATCGAACTGCGAGCGAGGATGGCTGAACATGGCAGGTCTATCGGAAAGAGCGCCTTTGCCAAACAACCAGATTGGTGTCCACTGCTGAGAGAGCAAGCCAGATAATCATGTTCACCCTAACCGAAAATTTCATCACCCCCGACCAAGAGCGCGACTTGGTGGTTCGCATCCGATCCCGAATGAACCTCACGCGCAAACTCTCAGTCGGCAAGGAGCGCACCAGAATCTTGCGTTACGGCTGGGACTATTTGAAGCCCTCAATCTGGAAAGGTGCAATCCCTGATTGGATTCCAGTGGCAATGGAGGGATGCAATAACGTAACCGTGAATGAGTATCCTCCTGGGCACTTTATACTGCCGCACATTGACTCAGCGGCCTTTGACGACGAGATCATGGTGTTGAGTTTGGGGGAGAATGCTGTGATGGTTTTTACCTCGCCAATGGGATGGGATGAGCTAAGGGAACTCCGACCGCGCAGCCTGGCAACTTTCAGTGGAGAGCACCGAACCAAGTTCAAGCATTCAACATTACCAACCGAACAGGGATTCAGATATTCCGTGGTTTATAGGAGGAAAGTATGAGCGAAAAAATAACAGTGATTCACCATAGCGCGGATTTTGATGGCCTGTTCTGCCGTGAAATCGCCCGCAAGTTTCTGCCTGACGCCGAACTCATCGGATGGGATTTCGGCGACAAACCGATTGAATTTCCAAAGGACGGAACCGTATATGTGATGGATTTGCCGCCCGAACAACCTTTTGGCCGGGAACTCACTTTCGAGGAAAAAGAGCGCGTAATTTGGATTGACCATCACGCATCAAGTCTGCAAAAGTATGACGCATGAAGAATTACGGTGGAAAATCATACAACGGTTGCCTTTTCTTGAGAGAGCTACCGCCAGCTATATCAGCATTTGGAAATAAGCGGCGCGTGGCTGAGTGGAGATGCACTTGCGGAATGACGTTTGTGGCCTCAATCGGAAATGTTACCAGCGGACAAATAAAAAGCTGCGGCTGTAAGAAGCGGATAGCTGTGATTAAGCGATGCACAAAACATGGCCAAAGTCCGATGGCTGGCGGTTCTCGCGCTTACCGGTTCTGGCAATCCATGAAGGAAAGATGTCTCAATCCGAACAGTAGCAGCTACCCGGACTATGGTGCGCGCGGAATCAAGATGCACGCCGCATGGGTTAATTCGTTCACCGCGTTCTACACATGGTTCAAAAAAGAGTTTCGAGTTGATGACGTGCCGGGAGGTTTGACGATGGATCGTAGAGAGAACAACGGCCCATACGCTCCCGGAAACCTGAGAATGGTTACAATGAAGGTTCAGAACAATAACAAGCGCAGCAATCGGATTGTGGAATATCGCGGCGAGCGCATGACGCTGACTCAACTTGCGGAAAGATTTGGAATAAAAAGAGGCACGCTTTGGGCCAGACTTTTAATTCAAGGCAAAACCGTGGAGGAATCAATCGTATGAGCAACTATAAATTCAAAGGCTATCGCATTGACGGCGTAGCGGCGTGCAGGCTGGCTTGGCAGTGGTTCGGAGAAGATGCCTCGTCAGGAGAGGGAATGGTGCGACCACAAAAAAGCGAGTTCATTGACCGCAAAGTTTCCGAACCTTTGGCTGTCCGCCTCGCGGGCGAATACGACATTTGGGACAAGCGCGATCCAGATGCGGAGCTTTTCCAGCATGGGCTTCGCTCTCAAGAGTTGACCGAAAACGATTGGTCGTGCCTTCTCTCGTTCACTGGATTGCCAAGAGTTGAGAAGCTTCTGAAGCAAGGCGAGGTTCTCCAATTCGCCCGCACCAAAGAAAACGAGTCCATCATCAAGGAAATTGGATTCACGATCCATTGGGAAGGGCTGACGTTCCTTGCCTGCAACGCGGCGCGATACAATTCGCACCTGTTCACGGCGGGACTGAAACCAGAGCATGACGCCTGCTTTGGATTCAAGTGGACAGGCAAAAAGTGGTCCGTATCGCTCTACCATGCTCCCGGAAAAGAGCATCTCGACCTATCCCTAATCGCCAAACAATATGGCGGCGGCGGGCATCGTGGGGCGTGTGGTTTTCAATGCGAAAAACTCCCATTCTTATGAAAAACTGGCTATCCAGATTATTTGACGGTCCCGAAATCCCCAACGACGAGCCGCCCATCAAGCCCGTTCATCGGGACGCCGTGGAAATGCGCCTGCAAGAATGGCGCAAAACCGAATCCTTGGTAGAGGCTTCCCGCGTGCTGGCCAACAACCAGACGTACAAACTGCAACTGGATGTCTTGCGTTCCGAGCATCCCTGCCATAGTGTGATGCAGTTCGGAGTCAGTCCGAATGATCGTTTAGTGATGCAAGCCAGAATCGAAGGCTACGAAATGTGCCTTAACAATCTGGATGCCTTCAAAACCTCTTTGAAGCTCCCGGAACGTCTGGAGGCATCGTTTGAACCCCCGCAACAGGAGAAACCAACCAGAAAGTAACCTATGCCCACTGAAACCCAAGACCCGCCCCGCCCACGCGCATTCGGCAATATCCTCGGCGACGCGATCAAGCCTTTCGAGGCTGAAATTGCCGCCAAGACTGCGCCAACTGCACCACCGGCCAAACCAGCGCCAGAGACGCCGGTTGATACTCCCCCGGTGAAGCCTGTCACCGAGATCAAACCCGCCGCTGCGGCCAAGCCAGAGGCCAAGCCTGCCGACGTAGCGCCCGATCCCGACGAGGAAATTACCCAGGGCCGGCGCAGTCCCAAAGCCGCCGACTGGGAACGGGTCAAGAAGTCCCGCGACGAGGAGCGCAAGCTCAAGGAGGAGTTCAAGTCCAAGGCGGAAAAAGCTGCCGAGTACGAGAAAGAGTTGACCGAACTCCGCAAAGCTCCCAAGCACAACGCCGAACTCATCAAGAAAATCGAATCCGAACGCGACGAATTCAAATCCAAGTATGAGGCTTTCATTGTTCAGTTTACGCCTGAGTTTCAGGCCAAATTCGACGGGCAAATCAGTCAAGTCGTGGATAGCCTCAAAACCATTGTCCCTGCGGCGGAAGCGGCAAAACTTGCCGAGTTGCTGAACCTCCCGGATTGCGAGGCGAAACGCAAGGCCATTGCGGAAATCACGGACGGTATGGACCAATTTCAGATTGGTGAAATCGTAGCCGCCAATCGCGAAATCCGGCGCATCAATGGAGATCGTCAGGCCGCCGTGGCCAAGGCAAAGGAAACGCTTTCAGGCATCGCCAGCGAGCGCCAGAAGGCTTCTGAGGAGTCCCGAACCAAGTTGTCCAAGCTCATGGACGAGACGCTTGGCAGGTTCTCCACCGGGGAAACAGCCATTCCGGTATTCCAGAAGAAGGATGGGGACGAGGCTTGGAACTCCACCGTGGCCGAGCGCGAGAGCGTGGCCCGGAAGATTCTGACCGGCGACCTGACGCCCGAGGACCGCGCTGAAGCCGCTATTTGGGCTGCTGCCGCTCCCGGCATTCTGGCCAAGTACAAGGCTGACGTGGCAGCTAAGGACGCGGAGCTTGCCGAACTCAAAGCAACCGTGGAGAAGCTTCAGGGGGCTAATCCTGGAATCACCACGAGCCAGCCGGGTAAGGGTGGCGGCGAGAAACAGATTCGCGGATCGTTTCGTAGGGCGATGAGTGAGTCGGTGGGTGGGAGTTGATCATGGAAAAGCCTTTTTTCGCAATGCTCTACAACCAGTCGGGGACGCGGCTTGTGCCAATGGCCGACCCGGAGGGTGAACTGATGATGTATCCAGATATAGAATCCGCCACAACCGCAGCAGAGCATACTCTGTACGGGAGCGAATTTGGATACGACATTTACAAGGCGGGATTCGGAGAACTTAATCAAGGTAAGATGAAGTTAAGCAATCCAAGATTTCAAGAAGGCTAAGGAGAGGGTGGACTATTCAGCGAACGCTCGAAACAGTTTGACACTTCAGAAATTAGTCATAACTTCAACTCAGGTTTGGATTTGAGTTCGCCTTGGGAAAGGCGGTCAAGGATTCAGATTCATCTTCGTGCGGCAGGTGGTCCTCTGGATACTGCCACATAAAGAACGGGTCCCGTTTTCTAACGTGGGACACGTCGGCAGCCAACGCGCCGCTTCAACTCGTTGGGATTCCCAAAACAGTCGCCTTGTGCTTTCAGCTTGTGCTGGACGACCACACGGCGGGAGTTCTAAAGAGAAAGAAGCCTTATATGGCCTGCGTAGCACCATTAGATGCCCTTAAGCAACACACTGAAAGTTTTGTTAATGAGCTGAGGTACGAAGCCTCGCCCAAGCTCCTGTTCTACAACCTCATCGAACGCGGCGAGTACCCTCAAGAACAGGGCTTGACCCTTTCGACATTCACCATTGGCCGGTCCCTGCCGACCACGGATGAACCCGACTTCGACCCCATCACGTTGACCAGCGGGGAAACCTACACTGGCGCGTGTAATACGACCTACAACGAAGTCTCGGTTGGATTCTTTGAGAAAACCTTCGGCCCTGAAAAGTTCGGCTGGAAAGGCCCGGTAGTCTGTCAGGACGACCTGATTTTCTCATGGCGTCGTGACCGCTTCCTTGACGCGTACTTCCGCGCCATGCAGAAGAACGTCTCGTGGACCGTGGAGAACCGGCTGGCGGCGATCTACGACCATTTCGTTCCCAAAGCTGTTGCAGCCACGGACTTCGAGTTTGGCGCAGGCGGCACTGGCGCTCCCGGCCAAGGTCCTGACCTTACCCTTGACGACACGGACTGCGAGATCACCCAGGAAATGCTGGATGCGACCGCCGCCGAACTCATTGAGGAAGGCGCTACCGAGGACCCGTATTCTGACGGCTGGATTCAGTTGTCGGAGCAGGGGCCGATCTTCCTGCTTCAGATTGGAATGCAGCAGTCGGCTCAGTTGCTCAAACGCAACGCCGAATTGCGGCTGGACTATCGTGCGGCCTTCCAGGGCTTGCAGGACATGTCCCCGGTCATCAAACGCCTTGGCGCTTCCCGCGTCATCGGAAACTTCCGGCACTTGGTTGTGACGCATCCTCCGCGCTACAACTACGCTGGCGGCACTTACGTCCGCGTGCCTACGTGGGTGGCTGATGCGTCTGCCTCCAAGGGCGATCCGGTCAAGCTGAACCCGAACTGGAAAACGGCCACGCACGAAGGTTTGCGCGTGGTATCTCCGAGCGTTTACAAATCGCTCATCGTGAAGCCTGTCAATGCGTCCGGTGGCCAGACCAAGTGGGGGCCGAAGGATTACATGGGCGATTGGGACTTCATCATCGGTGGAAATCTCATCAGTGACTCGCACTGCGTTGACCCCCGCGAGAAGTTGGGGCGGCACTTTGCGGAATATGCACACGCCCCGGAGCCCATCAACGCGAAGTACGGAAGGCTAATCATCGCAAAAAGATGCGTTGATGATTTTGAGTGTATTGAGTGTGGAAGCTAGTTCTTTGGGTTGGTAGGCATTGGTCATGGTTCCTGCGGGTCTGAAATACGGCCCGCAGGTTTCCTAAAAACTTATGGCACAACCATCATTCCTTTCCAAAGGCGACCAACCCCGGCGTACTGACACGCGCTGGTTTGAGTGGACGCGCATCTTGGGGCAGTATCAAAACCTGCCGGGCGCTGATCCGGCAAACAACCCGAAACGGACGGACTCCTTGCGGCAGATAATGCTCAAGGTCCTGAAGGCGGTTCAATAATATGGCATCTCCAACCTTTTTCTCTCGCGGTCACACTCCAACACGCACCGATACCAAGTGGTTTATCGAGCAACGCATTCTTGGCGCAATCAATGACGGGGGCGGAGGAGGTGGGGGCGGGGGCGGCGCTGGATTGTACGGAGTGGTTGACCCAAACGGCAGCGAGACGGCTGATCCGGGAACAACCTATGTCAACACGGCGAACCATACTTTTTGGGTCAAGGAGAGCGGAACGGGAAATACAGGTTGGGCGCAGTACGTGTGAACCATGCGACTTGCATTCATCTTACTGGCGGCGCTGATGCCAGCGATGGCTTTTGCTCAAGGATACTCGGTTAGGTCTTATCAGGGTAAATCCACCAACGAAAGCCACTACGGCACGCTGAGTCTCTACAACGGCTCTGGCGTTTCCATCGGCGGCATTGGTCCATCTGAATTCGCCGGTCACGGAGGAAGCCTTACCAATGTGCCGTCGAAGTTCTTCGCCTCGATTGCGGCGATGACGAACTCGACGCCAACCTCGAATCTGGTTGTTTACGTGGACAGCTACTTTGGCACGAATCTCTCGGGTGGCGGTAAGTTTAAGTGGGAAAATTCCAGCGATACATTCAATGGTGGCACGGTGGGTGGCATCGGAGTTTACACCAATACCCTGACAGCGACGCCAATCGTGTTGCCAGTCGGCGTAAACTGTGGCTTCATCATCCGCAGTGGCGTCGGTGTGGACATCCAAACTTTTGCACAATGACTATGAGAAACATTATTTCAACCATTCTGGTCTTTCTGCTGGCGGCGGTTACGGCGACCGCGCAGACGCAGGGAGTTTCCGCCCGCGCAACCAACGGCTACATGGTGGCGCCCATGTTCCTGTCGAACAATGTGGTTTTGCTGAAGGCTTCCAACCCCTACAACCAAACTTCGTACGCAAATCCCGGAGCGGCCCGTGCTGCGGCAACATCGGGCGATACCATCGTGGTTTACCCCGGAACGTACTCCGTCACTAATCTGGCGAAGGATGGCGTCAACTGGCATTTCGTGGCGGGAACAATCTTGCGGCACAACTTCGATGTCACCAAGCCCCAGCAACAGGCCATCTTTCAGGACAACGATTACGCCGAGTTAAACCAGTACGGCGAGGGAACAAACTCCATGTCGTTCAAAGTTACCGGCACTGTCGTAGCAACGAATCTTCAGTCAGCATTTGCTGCCTTCAGCGGAGTTAAAACTAAGGTGGACTTTGAATTGCCGGGATCGGAAATCACAATCAGCAATGGGGCGACTTTTGTTGGTATTATTCCCGGATGCGTGGTCATCCAGTTGCCCGACCTTTACACATATCCAGCGAACAAGCAGGCGATGGATACCCGCGTCAACTTCACCGCGTCAAAAGTCTCGGGCCTGATTTACCTGAGTGACGCGGCGGCGACTTGGGA